AATTGTGCGAAGAGACTTTCCTTGCTTGAAGAGAATCGACTGGTTGATGTTGCTGAAGTTCTTCAGCAGATTCACAGTAGAATCAGAAAGTTTCATAGCCACGTTCGTCATTTTGTTTTGCGTTTTTGTCGTTGAAGTGTAGCAGAAGAACTGCGTAATGTAAAATCTTGATGATGTCACGTCGGGCAGTGCCCTTCTTATCGTAGCGAGAAGCGTACTTCAAAATGTTGCTACGACAGAATGCTTCACCATCACCACATGCTTCGATCAAATCGAGAGTTTGAATTTGATCATCACCAGCAGAATAATGCTGCTTGTATGTGGAACTGATGTAATCTTTCAGTTCCTTGAGGATTGTTTCCTCATCATACTTGTACTTTCCTGTCACTTTTTTGTTTGTTGTTGTCTTTACTAATTCTCTATTGAGAGAACCGAGAGCGCGTTTGTAAACGGTTTTACCTCCATCAGGTGATTCATAGATTGGGGGAGTGTATTCATATCCCCCATTCTCTTTCACCCACTTTTCATCACTCATGAGTAATTCATCATAAAGCATACTCCAAGCATTCATTATACTTCCTCTTGCTGGTTCATGTCAACATCAGAGTCAACTTTGTCGTAGAGGTCAATGAATGCTTGCTTGGTCTCATCGTCGAAACGATTGAGGCAGAGTTGAATTGCTTTGGCTTTGTCATCAAAGATCTTGTAGGCAGCAATGATGTGAACAAGACGACGAGTGGAGATCACTTCATCGATACCACCATCATAGAAGGTCTTGCGAATGATGTCTGCCCAATCGGCAAGACGTTGACAAAACTCAGCATCAGAACAGATCTTGTTCAGGATCTTAGTCTCCGTGGCAGGAGTCGGATACTCTTGCTCAAAGGTCAAAGCAAAACGCTCAAGGAATGCTTCGTTCAGAACATTGGTGCCAACGAAGCGACCATCATCAGAACCTTTGCCCTTGGTGTTGGCAGTGGCGATCACATTGAACCCAGGCGCGGGGTTGATGTACTCACCGGTTTTCTTGATAAAAACTCCGTTGCCTTCGAGAATAGATTGCAGGCAAAGGATTTTGTTGCTGGCGAGGTCGATCTCGTCAAGGAGCAGTAGTGCTCCTCGCCTAAGTGCAGAAACAACAGGCCCGTCGTGCCAAACAGTATTGCCGTCAAGCAACCGGAAACCGCCGATGAGATCATCTTCGTCCGTTTCAATTGTGATGTTGACTCGAATGATTTCTCGTCCGAGTTGAGCACATGCTTGTTCGACTCCAAAGGTTTTACCATTGCCAGAAAGACCAGTAATGAAGGTGGGATAGAAGATCTTAGACTTGATGATCTTCTTGATGGAAGGGAAGTTGCCGAAAGGAACAAAGTTGTCATCCTTAGCGGGCACCAGACCCACAGCAGCAGGAGCCTCAAAGGCACTCTCAATCGTCTCTACGGCGTCTTGAGTCACTTCAAGATTCCACTTGCCGCGACCAACTTTATATTGCTCAAGGTGCTTGGTAACGGTCTGATATGTGACACCTTCAGAAGCACAGTATCCACGAACATCAGCAGCAACAAACTCGCTGCCATAGAGATCGCGGAGGGAATCGACGTGGTTCAATTGAGGCATGATCGCTTTCGTTTGTATGTATACAGTATAAAGTAAAAAACCTCCCTTTCAGGAGGTAGTGGACAGTTCAGAGATTGTCATACCCAATCTGGTTTGCGGGATGGGTCACGAAGATAATTAGATGCAACCCAAGGTTTGGATGCGATATACATTTTGTAAGCAGTAAAAGTGTCAATGCTTGTGTCATGTTTAAACTCATCGGGCATTGCTCTAGCGAAGGGGGTGGGGTCACGTCCAGATCGACCTGTAGGGTCAGCGTAAGGGAAAATTGAATTTGCGTATGCGAGTGTACGAAGACACGTATGAATCTTTCCGTATCTATGCGAATACTCTTCACATAGAGCAAGTCCGTGCCGAATCAACCAACGCCAGTTCAAAACATATTCATTGGCCCATATCGTGCATGGATGATTACGAAAGGCACCTTTCTTAGTTTTGTAGTGTTTACCATCAGCACGGGGAAGATGACCAAAGTCATGACCCCATTCTTTGGATGCCACGATTGCCAACATTTGACAACACTCAAGTGGCATCTTGACAATGTGTTTGTCAGGTAGAACCTGAGCAGACACAATCGGACTTGGATCAGTTACAAAGATGTTCATTCAAGTGGCCTCATAAACTCATTGGTGATGACATCAGTGGCACCCATACACTCTGCAAGATAATCTACACCTGCCTGAGGACGAGTATGTTCACCACAGGTAAAAACGTCACAAACTGCCATACCTTTTTCTGGCCAGGTGTGAATGCTGATGTGACTCTCTGCGAGTAGAGCAACGGCGGTCACACCCTGTGGTTGAAACTTGTGGGAGGAGATATCCAGCAAAGTGGACTTACAAATTTCAGCAGTCTCTTTCAAAACTACCTCAATGTAACTCTTGTCGTCAAGGGGATCATAAGCACACCCCTGCAAAGTAAAAAGAATATGTCTCATGCCACCAACTCCACGAACTCAGACAGAATTTTACGGTTGAACTTAGACTTTTGCAAGGACTTCTTGAAAGCACTCTTGATCTGAGATTTGGTTGCATCATTCTGAACTTCAAACTCAGAAGATGCTCCCATGTCTCCAGCTGAGATAGCAAAGAACTTGGTGTAGTTTCCAATGTCAAGGGTCATAGACTTTTCTTTCTTCCATTTAGAAGACATCTCAGGTGAAACAGATTGCTCAGTCCACCAGCGTACCATAGATCCAAAATCACGTCCAGAGCAAATACGAATACCAATAAAATTCATGAAGGGGAATCGATCTCTCAGGTTCTGCATGATCGAAGTCTGTTGCTTGTGGTAGTCCCCCAGACTATAAGTGGTTCCCAGTTTACGATCACGCAAATAAGTGGACTTAGACCGAATCTGGCAACGCACTGGTCGAAGATCACCATCACGAGTTTCGCGATAGGAAGTATATGTCAGAGGTTCAGACTCACCATCCGTAAGAACAATGGTGTGAACTTTCTGAAGTCCATACTTCTTCTGGAAAGCAGGCAAGACACTAGTGAGTGAAGAGAGAGCAACAAACAAGGGAGTTCCACTCAGTGAGAATCCCACAGGGATAGCAGGATTATCATAACCGCGACTGTTTGCCTTGGTCAGACGCCAGAGAGTCTTGACCTGCTTTTCAAAATCTTTCGCATTACCCTCACTCGTCAGAAACTCAATCAGACGGAAGTCATCACTAGCCCAAACACTGTTTGACTCTGCGTCTTCAAGAAGATTCTTCTGAGGTTCCCAGTATTCACTACTACGCTCAACATACCAGGCATTGGTGAAGGCATAGACACGAAAAGGAATACCAACTTTCTGACAGAACCAAGCAAGATTCAGAACCTGCTTGACAGTGCTCAAGAGATGGTCTCCCATAGAACCACTCCAGTCCAACAGAAAGACCAGTCCATGACTCTTGCCTTCAGGGAGAGTAGTTACTTTTTTAAACAGGTCTTCATTGTATCGATAAGTGTGTAGCTTGCTTGTATCGAGAACTCCAGTCCGACTAGTAGTAGCACGAGCATAAGAGTCTGCAGATTTACGGCACTCGAATTCTTTGACAAGATAGTTTACCTCTTTACTAGCATCTTTTTTGAACTTTGCAAGTTCTGCATCAATCCGCTCAAAAGGATTGTCCAGATCTTCATACACATTGTCCCAGAACTTGTTGACTTGTGAAACCACAAACGAGTTGCTGACAATCAATTTATCAAGAGGGAACTCTGGAATCTCAAGGTAGTGAGAGTCTGAATATTGGTTGTTGCTGATCAGATCTTTCATCTTCTGATCAAGACTCTCCATCGTTTCTACAGAAGTGCCATCAGTAGGAATCCCCCCACCAGTATCAGGGTCACCATCATTACCTTCAACATTAGAAGCGCCACCAGAGTTAGAGGTGGAATCAGAATCAAGATCATCGCTAGGAGAATCAGACTCGCCACTATCTTGAGTAGTAGAAGACTGCCCTTCCTCAGAAACCTGACCAGATTCCTGATTCTTCGTTTCATTTTTCTTTTCCTCCTCTGCTCTAGCTTTGCAGAAAGTGTACATAACTTCTGCTGCTGCGAGAGCGTCATCGAATGTCTCTGCTTTGCTAACGACATCAACAACCTCCTGTTCTTCGGGTGTGAACTTAATGCCCAGGAATGCACCAATTTTGAAATGCAGATTAATACGATCTGCAAGATTCATGGAATCAAGATCCACCCCATCGACGGAGAAGAAATCAAGTTGATTCAGTTCTTGATATCCACGATAAAAGGTTTTAGAAATACCCAAGTATTTACGCTTCATCAATTTCTCAACGCGCACATCTTCAGCAACGTTGACATAATTTTTTGGAATCCTAACTTTCTCAGTCCAGTCCTCATTAGGAGTGAAGAGTGCGTGACCGACTTCGTGAGACACCAGAAGATCCACAACCTGATTGCTAGCCAGATCCCAGATGGGCAGAGTCAAGATACGACGCTCAACATCAAAGGATGCAGTCTGAACTTTCTTGTGCTCAATCAGCAGGTCTTCAGTAGCAAGCAGTTTGGCAAGAGTGCCTTTGACTTCTAGGTTGACAGACATCTGGTTCGTTTCGTATGCAGATACTATAAGACCCCTGGCGCTTACCAGAGGTCTTGGGGTGACAGTTCTTGAAGTGTCTGAGGGATTGTTTTCTTGCTCGGATCTTCCCTTTGCAAGTACCCCTACCGTGTTTGTCCTTCTTAGAGTGGTGTTGCCAGTTTGGGATGGTCATGGTTCATAGTCCGGTACAACTTGTTCGGTGGGCATCATACGGGAGAAACCTTTGATCTTCTCAAAGCGTATGACACTTTGGAATTTGTCGAACATCCCTTCTTTGTGAGAGATAACAAAAACGTTAGCTCCCTTGATGACAAAGCGAATAATTTTGAGGAAGTCCTCAGTGCCAAAACCATCAAGGGAACTATCGAACACCTCATCCATAATCAGTAGATTTGTATTGGTAGAGTTCTTGTAGGCGGCGATCTCTCTCCAAGTGAAGAGGAGGGCGAGATCGATACGCATCTTTTCTCCCTCTGAAAAACTTGCATACGAAAAATCCTCGTGAATGGGGGACTGTATACTTTCGTTGAACTCTTCGTCTAGGGTGAAGTTGATGTAGAAGTCCATCATCTGAAGATACCGGTTAACCTGTTGGTTAATCATCGGCAGATATTTTTTAATGATGGTCCTCTTTACTCCTCCGTCCTTTAGAAGTGAAAATGCAAAATCGTGTTCAGTGATTAACTCTTTTTGTTTGGCAACCTTTTCGTATGTTGATTGAAGGTTGTTTTTGAATTCAGCTAATTTCTCGTGTTCAGAATTTCGGTTTGCAAGGTTGTCGGTAAGTCTTTGAATTTCTGATTCCAGATCACGTGACTGTCGTTGTAATCCCGAAATCCGAATATTGTTTTGAGAAATGTCATGCGTTAGGGAAGTAACCTCCTGTGAGAGCTCGATAAACCGGGACTCTCGTTCCTCCTCTTCTTTAATTTTGGTTTCAAGTTCATCTAACCCTTTTTGGAGTTTAACGACTGAGGTATTGAGATCCCTGATTCTATTTACACGAAACTCTTCTTCAATAGGTTGAGTACAGGTGGGGCAAACCTCATTTTCTTCATAAAAGTTACATTCTTTACTAAACGTCTCTGACTTTTGGTGTATCTTGGCACGAAGTGTTCCAAGTTGACGAAGAGTTTTGTCAGGATTTTCAAACCCTTTCAGAACTTTTTGAAAGTCATCGAGTTCCTCTGTGAGTTTGATGTTGCCATGAATATATCCACTTGCTTCCTCTGCGATCTTCTTTAAGGACTCTTTCTTCTGCCGAATATCTTCCTTACTGCTCTTCTCAATCTGATCAATAAAGTCCTTCTGCATCTTGACCTTATCAACC